TTATTCCCATCAACAAGGAGCGTTTTTTTCACAAAAAAATATTAAAATGGTTCGTTTTCGTTTTCAAAAGTTTCTTCGGTTTCATCCAAAGTAATTTCACCAGTACCCGAAAGAATTGCGTTCCAATATTGTGAATATTGTTTTTTGTAGTCTTCCAAAGCTTCTTTGGTGTCGGCAATATAACCTTGTGGTGTCGCAATAATCTTTCCATCCTTATATCCCAAACCGTTAATATGGTTCTTTAAGACTGAGATTTTTGTTCTGATAGCGTAAGACACCGTTCTACCATTTTTAGTCGCCGTAATGTGATTAATACCAGCATTCTTTTGATTACCAAACAAGAATACAAGTGCCGATGCTAACCACATTGCTTCACCACCTTTCGCTTTAATTGTTGGTTGTCCAAATGGATTGTCAGGTAATTCAACCCAAGGCTGATTAACTACAACCATAGTGTTAGTATAAGGATAATCTTCTTTACGAGATTTGGTAATACGAGCTTGGACACCCATACCAATTTTATCCGCTAATACAGATGCGTTATGTTGTTTTCCACCTTTACCATCGAAAGTCATCTTACAAGGGATTGAACCAACTGAGTCCCAAAGGAAACAAAGTGAGTAAGGAATATTACCCTTTTCTTGTTCGTCCAACAACTCGTTGATATAATCAGTAACTTGTTCGATATAATCAAAGTTGTCGTTGAATATGAACTGTCCGTCCCATTCACCGTCAGACATTTGAGCTTCCAATCCTAACTCCACGGCGTGGTCCCACGACCATTTCTTTTCGCTAATAATGAAAACGGGTAAATGCCCCTTCTTTTGAGCCGAAACAGCGGCTTTAACAAGAGCTGTGGTTTTAGAAGAGTTCGAATGACCGAGGAACATATTGATGTTCCCCAAAGCAGGGCCAGGTAAGCCACAAGCACTATGGAACGCTTCATCCACTTCATAAAAATCCGTGTCTTTGTATTTAGTTTTTGTAGAATACTTGTTTTTGATTGCATCTAATGAAAATTCTTTTTTCTTTATTGCCATAAATGTCTATGCGTTTAAATTGTTTGTATAAAAATAAAAAAGGATGGACACTTTGTCTATGCTAGTGTCCATCCGTATAAATTAGAATGGTAAATCACCATCAGGTTCGTCACCTGCTTGTGGGTCAACAATTGACATGTTTCCACCACCAACACTCATTTCAGAGGCTTCATCACCATATACATACTTACCTAATTCAGATGACCATCTTGGAGTTTCCCCACGAGCGATTGCTTCCAAATACTCAACAGGTTTTTTAGAATACACATCCGCCCAAGTAAGTGGGTCTTCAATCCATGACTTAGCAGTCTCAGCATCAGCATGAACAGGAGATGGGTCATCGTGCATTACAGTTTGAATAACTGTATAAGTCGCACCTTTTGGAGTTTTTGCTTTAGCCAACTCAATGATAAGGTCTCGTCCTTTTTCAGGGTCAGTAATATCACCTTTAGCCTTCCAAATTGGGATGATTTTGTCCAAGATACCTTCGTTCTTGTAATTGTGCTTAAATCTCCAAAACTTTACTCCGTCTGCCTCATTGTCACGGTCAATAACTTTAACAATGTAAAATTTACGAGGTTTGTAAGATTTTGCTAATTCTCTGTCGGACTCTTTACCTGTTGACATTAATTCATCGTGAATTTCAGTCAAAGGCGAACGCTCGTTATCGTTCTTACCTGGGTCATAGATTTTATTCCATTTACCCTCAACCTGAACCTCATGATACCATACCTCTTTAAAAGGTGATGACCCATCAGGGGTTGGTAAAATACGAAGACGCTTTTGTCCCGATGTTTCATTTTGCGTTAGAATCGCCGCAAAATATTTTTTCATTCTGTCTTCTTGAGACATCTTGTTGGCTCCGTTTGAACCACCTTTCGCTTTTTCATACTGAGCGAGAACAGCATCTAATGAATTTGTCGCCATGTTATATATAAATTAATAGTTAATAAACAAATGTAAGTGTGTCAGCCGTAAATGTCAAATACCTTCTTAGTATTTAATTTCTTTAAAATCGTCGTCGTCTGTAAAATCGTCAAAAGTTCTCTTAATTTGGTCAGGTGAGAAATCTTCAACTTCATCAGTTGTTAAAATATATTCATTTTTCCCTGACTTTTCCATTTCACTTTCTTTATCGGTAAAAAAATCTGTAAGTTTTTGATTAAAAGGCCCTGAATCTAAACTTCTAAGTTCTAATTTTTCTTGTGGTGTTTTTTCTCTGTATTTTTCAATTTTAGCTTCAATAGCGTTTAATTTCTCAAAAACAGAATTCATTTCACCTAATTTACTCTCCAAAGAAGTTAATTGGTTAAATAAATTATTAAAATATTCTTCTTGTTTCGTTTCAATATTTTTTTGAGCAGTTACTAAATCAGTAATCTCCAATTCTTCCCCACTATCACCTTCAGATTTAGGTTCTCCTGAATCGTCCAATTTTTCAACATCAGGGTCATTTTCAATATCCACAACTTCAGGTTCAGTTGTCGCTGGTGGGGGTGTTTCACCCGCAGGTGCCTCAGCTCCAGGAATTGGTTCTTCACCAGGTGCCGGTGGAACTTCTCCCTCAGCAGGTGGTGGAGGTGGTAATTCCCCAGCTTCTTGTTCGACGATATAATTATTTATTTTATTATATTTTTTTAATTCCTCTAAAATTGCATTGGATACTGTACTCATCTTAACCGTTCAATAATTGCTTTATACCTGTTGTGGTTTCTACATTAATTTTTCTATTTGACATCATAGTGTTATCAACTCTTTCAATCAAACCGTCTTTCATTCTGATTGTATAACATTCACCTGAGTCCAAATCACAGACTTCTTTGAATCCGTTACCTTTATCTCTTTCGGTAATATTTGCTCTTTTACCTAGATAATTTTCTAATAATGATTTAACGTCCATAGTTTTTTATTATAAATATATCGTTTATTAAATAAATCACAATTTAAGCATTCCACATAAAATATGAGCCTTAGCAATCTTAACTAACAATTGACTGTAGAAATTAGGATTTGTGTTCTTATAGTTGTCATAAATTGATGGAGTTCCACTCACCTTATCCGTTGGGAAACTCTCAATATAATACTGAGCGAACTGTGTTACGAAATCCTGTTTTGCAAGACTTGTAACTTTTCGAATAATTAAAGGTTCATATTTTGTTTTTAAGAAGTTTGCAAAATTTGTAAAATCCTTAAATGATGCATATGATTTTGAAACATTATCCAAACTTAAACAAATGTACTTTGGATTTAAGAAATCGACCAATGTTCCTGAAATTGGCGGACTTGTCATCGGAATTCCTCCGTAGTTATTATCAAACCCTTTAAAACTACTTCCCGCAATTTCAGATTCAATATACATCAAAGTAAATAAAGAATATCTTGTTATTGAATTTGTTGTAATACCTGTTAATGTATTATAAACATCAATAAATGATACTCTAGTAGATGTTGGGGTATCCGCATAGAATGTTATAAAGTCATTAGCACTACAAGCGTTAATTGGACTTGCAACTTTATTATTAACCAAGTTATTCGAAATGTTATTTTGAATTTGATTAACATTTGTCGCCGGCTGAGCTTCAGCAGTTTCTTTATTACCAGTCTTTCTAACTTGTGATAAGAATTTTTGTCTAACACTTTGTAGGTAACTTTCATTCGTTGGTAATTCCGCAATTCTTTGTCTCGTTCCTGAGAATGTTGTTTTGAAATTATTTGCAGTTATTACATGACTTACACTTGTTATCCAATATGGTCCTTCAAACATTGGGACATTTCTTAATACAAAATACATCGATGGTTGTATCATAGCATTTCCTAAGCACTCAACCTTCGCCTGATATGACCTTGTTTTGTATATATTAAATAAACTAACATTTTGTGTTGTTGATTTTGTTCCACTCGTGGTATTTCTTAAATCATATTCAGCCTGAATAGATTCAGATGTTGCTTTACCTAAATCTTGTGATACTTCTAAACCATTAAAAACTGATTGTGTTTGAATCCCATAATCAACAGAAAATCCAACAACTCTATTTGATATCCCATAGTCAGTTTTATTTGTTTGGTCCTCGTTTAATGGAGTTTGTCCATTAAAATTCCAAGTATCATCTTTATACGCTGTCTTATTTTGCGGAACACTAATGTTTTGTGACGGAGTCTCGGAATAAAAACACACCAATTTATTTCTAGAATCCAAATAATCGACCTCACTAAATGTTCCAAAAAGAGAATTTGCAAAATTAGTATCAGGATTAATTGTTGGAGTGTCCGACCCTGTTGGGGTTTGTATTCCGTAAAAATTAATGTATGCGGGTATGTTAAAAATTACAAAGTTATTTGTTTGAATGATTGACTTAACAACCGTTTCAACACTCGCTTTGGCCCCATTTTTAATCCAATTTTTAATTGGGTTAATATCAACTAAAATATTATTACCTACATCTCGGTTACCTCTATCCAAAAATAATACATCCTGAAATAACGTATTTTTTTGATAGTCATTACCCGCAACCCATTTATCATTAATAGCCTTAAATCTATCATACGTTTCAACAGGGGTTATTTCACCAATTAAACTACTGTTCGTAGATTTCTTAGCCTCGTTTCCTATAGAACCATTTAGTTGTTGTATCAATCCAACAAATAATGAATTCGCATTTACTCCGTGCATATTTAATCTTAATGTGATAAAATCTTTAAATGTTGGAGCAACTTTACTTCCGGTTAATCTATAAGTCGCATATGTCTTAATTAGATTTTGGAAAAGTATTATGTTATCAACATTAAATGCAATATCATTATTAACAAAAAAGTCAGTGTAGTATGACCCTGTATTTGAATAAGTTAGTCCTGTAATTGTTGAGAATCCGACATATTTTTTAAGAGCATTCCATTCATTTGGATAATTTAATTGTGATTGTTCTAAAGTTATTGTTTGTGCCGATGTTGGTAATGAGTTTGGTGTTGTGGTATTGTAGTTAAGGACTACAGGTAAATTAGATTCATACGGACTAATGTTTGCTGTATTTTCACTGAAAAAATAATTATTAGTTTGTATGTCATATTTTGTAGGATTCGCAATTTTGATAATAACATCATCATTAATATATCCTTTTAACTTATTTGATAAACTTTTAATACTTTGGTTCTGAACATTCTGTATTACTTTTTCAGGGTCGTTAGACGTTATTGCGTAATTGTTTTTAATAATGTCACGCATAATAATTTGAAAAGATGTCTCATTATCCGAACTAATCGCAGGTTTTGAGAAATTTAAAAACTCTTTTTCAAATTCGTCCAATTCACTCGAGGTAAATACTCCAAATAATTCTTCAATTGTATCATACAATTTAGGTGTTGATGTATCTTTACCTCTTAATGCAAAAGTGTCTTGTTTTGTTTTACCATTAGCATATGTTCCAGTATCTCCTGAGGTCAATATTTTTTTCATATGTTCCTCAACAGTTGGTTTCTCAATCAAACTTGTATTAAAATATCCAAAGTTAGGCAATCCCCAAGCAAGTCTGACGGACCCATTGTATATTGATTGATTATCAAACATTGGGATTCTTTTAGTAGGGTCAGCATTATAACACTCTTGGTAATTTTGATATACCGTAGTTCCAAATGATGGTATAGTATAATAAATCGATTCTTCGGACGCATCTCTAATTAAAACACTAAACGGATAAATTAAGGTATCACTCGGATTTGTGGTAGCATTAATGTTTTGAGTCACATATTTTACAACTAAATCACCACTATTAATCCTATCTTGTAAATCCAATTCAATAGTTTGAGTCGAACCATACACATCTGAACCATTAAAGAAATAATTAAAATCATTAATAATTTTTGGATAGAATCCTAAACATTGTTGGTTAATTGTTCCATTCCCTGTTGATATGGTTTGTTTAAGGGAAATATTAACACTTTGTCCACTTATTGTTAGAGTGTAATTTTTTTCAGGATTATTATTTAATGGGTCAAATAAACTATTGGCATCAATATCTGTCCAAACATCATCTATGATATCAATACCATTTTCTAATTTTTCTTTATATCTATGCCAAATTGAACCAATTTTATAAACCCATAATTTTGGTAGGGTTTGGATTGTTCCAATTCTAGTCATGGTTGCACTTATATAATCTCTTTGAGCAGAAACCGCAGTTGATGAGTTTAAAAATTGAGTTTGGTATTTTTCTCTAAGTGTTGCCAAAGGCAAACTATTTAAGAAAAGATAAGCCGCAGTTTTATAACAAGGTTCGGTATTTGCAGTTCTTTCTTTTGCAACACCATCCATAATAGCATTTATAAAATATGGAGTATTAAGTATAGACGTTGTTTGGTTTCTATTAATGTTACCAATATAAGATGTTGAGTATCGTAATCTTCCTTCAGTTAAACAATAAACATTTCTGTTTTGGAAAAAACTTGTCAATGAGCCTTCTAATGGAAACACAATTGTTTCACTAAAACTATCAAAATCAACAATCGGTCTGTTTAATAATTTATCACCAACTTTCCCGTATGTATTGGATACGTTAAAATTAGTAATCTTTTTATTATACTCATTTAAATTTAAAGATTTTGATATTTTGAAATAATTCTTTGGGTCTTCTTTTGTCGCAATATTCCCCCCCATGTTTTCTTCAAACCATAAATTAGTAACATCAGAATAAACAAATGGTGGTTGTTGTGAAACAATATCTTGGTTTCTAATTACATCACAAAGTTTTTTATCGAAAAATTCAGTGAAACCTTTTTCACTTTCTGTAGATGCAACAATTTCAACTGTTGGTAAATCTTCATTTAAAAAACTCACAGTTTTAGTTACACCACTATACAAATATTTTGTATTTATCTCACCACGAACTAATTTTTCCCATTTTTCAGTTGTCCCATTATTACTTTTTTCATAAAGAATATTAACAAATGTTGATATGTTTGGTATTCTATAATTTTTAAAAATTAATGCAAGTTCAGCACTTAAACTTACCGTCACATTAATATTATAAGATTCAAAATCAATAACCGATTGTAACAAAGAAATATTATCCTCAACACTAAAATCAAATCCATCATATTGTGATATCGCATTTGTCCTCTCATACATTTCATACAGATAATTCACTATCTGTAAGTTTGAATATGAAATATTACTTAATGGAATATCAAACGCAGACATTAATAATCGATTAATACTGTTGGGTGGTGCACTGGCACTTAATTGAGGAATATCTACTTGTAGAATTCCCGATAAAAACTCTTCAACAAATTCAACTTCAGGCCAAACTTCGTAATCATCGGCACCTGTTTCACTAATATATTTTGGGTCACCAGGGTATTGGACCTCATATTTTTGAGTATTATTAACTTGTTTTGCGACAACAAATTGAGGCCAAGGGAAAACAGGTGCGTCAATCTCGTTACTTTGAATGTCTTGGACTTGTTGTAGTAAGTTTTGATTGGATACTACCTTTAGTTTTGTTTCATTATTTCTCTGATTGAACGCTTTAATATGGACCTCGTTCATTAATCTTAAAAATGCCTCACTTGAGGCCATGAAAACCGCAACAATATTTTTAACTGTTGGTTTAAAACCTAACCCGTTTTTATCTTCTAAAGCCTTTGCTAATTTTTCCGTTGTCTCCTTTTCAATCTCCTCTTTTTTTGTTTGGAATGATTTATCACATTTATTGATTTTATCAATAAATCTAAACATCCCATCAAATATATAGAATGGAGGATATGGAACCTGTTGATTTTGGGTATCCTGTGAATAACGAGAATTATAATAAGTAAAATAAAGTTCCAATTCAGCCCTTAACGCCTGAATTTCAGTATCAGTAAATGTTTCTTTTTTTGTTCTAGCCTTTAACGTTTCAATTAAATCAATGTCTCCCTCAACAATCCCATAACCCTCACAATCACTCGCTCTCGGTATTGTTAAAATTCTATATCTACCACCATCACCCAATGTCGGGTTGGATAATATTTTAGAAATATTAGAGTTACAAATTTGTTGTAGTTTTTGATTAATTTCATATGGTGTTGGTTGTGGAAGTGGAGTATAAACTTTAATTTTTTTCTTTTCCCCATTAACATCCGTTTCGACTTTTATCCAATAAGCCGTCTTATTCATATAAAGATTTAAGAAAGATTGTGACGGATTTGTAACAACTTGTTTTCTATATTGACTAATTGCGTCTTGAAAAGTATCACAATCATTAAGGGGTCCCATACTCTCATTTCCGAATTGTTCTAATACGGTTGCAACAAAACTCTCCAATCGATACAATAACTCAGGGACAGTAATGTTTGGGAATTCATTATCAATAATTTTTAAATTTTTATAATCCTCATAAACTTTATTAATAAACTCAATTCCTCGATAAGTTATAATGTCTTCAGATTGTACATTACTTCCCAATGTTCCGCTATTTTGTGGTTGCGGTGTCGTTGTATTATTACCATTGGTTTTTTTCATATACATCTTAGGAAGTGCAAATAAATCACCAACAGTTATATCTTGTAATACAGTAAATTTATATCCAACAAACGTCAAATTAATTTGGAAATTACCGTTAGACTGATTAAAACTACCATTAAATTTCTGTAGGAACAATGGCATCCTAAGGGCCTTTCCATAATAACCTTTAATCGTTAGATAAAAAACAGGATAGGGTAAATTGAAAAAAACAGAGTATGGTGAATTATCTCCCGACTCAAACAACGCTCTACCTCTAATATCTTCCAATGTAATATTAACGGTTGGAACATAAGCAGGATTAACGGTATATGTAATATTGGTTATTCCTAGTAATTCACTATTAATAACTCTTTCATCTGTTGTATTTGTGGCATCTAAAGTCCAATTTGTTGTGAAAAAATTTTCATCGTTAGGTTTTAAAAAATTAACTTTAGATGTGGCAATTAAAGAATTCTCCCCCGCCCCATCATCACCTAACAATAATCGAGACCTTGGTTGTATATTACACTCTAAATTAGCATACATTACCAAGTCCTCTTGTTTTAAGTTTCGGTCACCAACAGTTAGTTCGTCTTCACCAATAACATCTGAGGTTTGGTAAGTTTTATTCGGATTAATTATAAAAATATTATTATAATTATTCTCAATATAGATGTCCCCTGGTGTTATGTTACTTGCCATAATAATAAAAATAATTGTCAATCGCCGACTTATAATCTAACAAAGTGGTCTCTAAAGGGAATGGTATTTTCAAAATAGTATTATCAGGTATTTCAACCTCACTACCACCAGCAAACCCGTTTGATTGTAAAATTAACCAACCAAAAAAAGGTGTCCCATAAAATTGTTGTGAAACTTTATCTAATCTAGACACACCTAATTTATAGATATACACTTTGTCAGAAACCTTTGCAGGTATCTGAACAAAGGGTACGTTTATGAACGAACCATTACTTGTAAAATTAACATATCTATTATAATATTCGTTAGCCATTATTAATTAAAATTAATTTTACCATTAAATGAACTCACATTGTCATTTAAGTTTATAGTCTTATACAAGTTTGTAATTTTTTCTTTGTCAGGGTCAGTCTGTTCAAAAGTTGAGAAATCAAAAATTCTTGTCTTTTGTGATAAAGATACCCCATTTCTTTGAGGATTAAATAACATATATGTTTTATACTCAGTATTTGTATTAATAAGATTTGTAAAATGAATATTTTCCTCAATGTACTCAGTATTAATTTTCCCAACATATCCATCAACAATTTCAGAAATCGCGTCTATTGTTATTTGTTTAGTTGGTGATGTTAAATTTTGACAAAGTAAGTTTTTAAAAGTTTGTTTTTTATTTGAATCTAAGAATACGTCTGAAAATAAACTGTACATTAAATTCATAGCCTTTGCACTTACAAGTTCAGTAGCATTTAGACTATTAGTTAATGCTGAAAATGTCGTCGCTTCAGTTCCGGCAGTGTATATTACTTTTTGATTTAAACAAAATGTGTAAAAACTTGTCAATGAACTATAGACTGTTGAGTAGTCACTTCTTAATGCGTTTAACGTATTTTCACCACTTTCAGTTAATCCCGTTAATTTTAAAACTTGTGAATTACCATCAGGTTTTTTCTTACCATCAATACCAAAAGATATCACATCTAACTTTCTAAAAAATTGATTATAACCCGCTTGGTTATTTGCATAATTTTGAATTTTTGAACTTAGTTCTCCAAAACTATTTTGTATTTTATCACTAACAATATTTTTAAAGTTATAAGTTACTTTATCCAAATCTTCAATGTCAATGGGATAATTAAACGCTAATAGACCTAATATTGGGTCTGTTTGAATATTAATTAATTCAGTGAATTGAGTTCCAAGGGTTTGTAAATTAGTTTGCCAAAATGAAGGTTTTCCAAAAATATTCAAAAAGTTAGTGTTAGGAGACTGTAATTCATCCAAATAACCTTGTGAATAATTTCTTGTTAAACAAAGTTGTTTTAGTATTCCAAGATTATAACTAGAAACGATGTCTTGTGCAAAATTAACTGTATCCACAAAATAATCATGAGTCTCTTGGATAAACAAATTAAAAAATGTTTTATACTCAGTTTGACCACTTGTATTACCACTATAAAGTGGTGTTTCATTTACAAATTGACCGATAATAGTTCCTCCAAGTTCTCCCTGAGGAGTTGCATTAGTAGTAAATGGTTGGGATGTAATAGACTGTATTAATTCATTATCAATTGCTGAAAAATCTTCTGTTTCAACAGCCCTATCGTCATATAATTCAGTGTTTGCATAATAATTAAATGACAACGCATTTTGTATTTTTTCAATTGGTTCCTTAATACCACTTCCACCAATAAAATCAAACGACATTTGAACTTTAGCAATCATAGGTTGAACACCAATTCCTTGTGGGTTAATGTCTAATCCCTCGTAAGAAAATTGTATTGAGCCAGGTATAATTTTTGTGTTATAAAAATCACCAATCCTTAATACCAAAACAGGTGGCTTACCAAAACTTGTATTTACCACATTATTGTTTGTAACATTACCTTCTTTTGTTTTTGTTGGGATTGTGTTACCCGGTCTTGTACATTGGTTAAGGAATGTTAATCTACTATTAAGTCCCTCGGGTGTAATGGCATGAAATGCTGGATTAAAATATTTAATTTTCTCCTGTATTGATTGATACACAAATGGGTCTGACTCTTTGATTACCTGAAAATAATCACACTCTGATAATAATTTTCTTAATAAAAATTTAGAAACAGATGTCGGTTTATTTGATACGTCAGTATTTTCTTGTGGTTTTAATCCCGTTTGTTGAGGTTGTGGTGTTTGTTGCGCGTCTACACTTGGTTTTGGTTGGATTGTTACTTTTTTTACTCTTAACGCTCTACACGCCATTGCTTCAGGTGAATACACATCATTTGGTGGATTTAAAACTGTAGTACAATTAAAAGTAACCCCATTTGATAAGGTTACAGTATCAGTAGAATCTGATGATAAAACTATAGTAATAGTACCGTCATCAAAAGGGGTTGCACCTAAATCAATATAATTAATGAAATAATTTATAACACTTTCTAAAAATGTATTATTTCTTTCCGTATAATTAGTTGTGTTAGAAAATTTAGACCCTTCTAAAGCAATAAAAACATTACCTTTTTTACCATCAATTATTGTTTTTATTTCATTCGCAAAATCAAATAAAACATTATAATCATTAATAATAACATCAGAAAAAAATGTTTGAGTATTCGCAGATACTGATGGATTTGATGTTGCGTATTGTTCTTGTCTTTCGGTAGATGTGTAGTTAGTATATAACTCATTAAACTCCTCAGGAGTTGCTTGTCCCCCATCAAAATAAAATCCTTTATTTTTATAATTGGTTTGTATTGTGATAACGTCACTATTATTTTGACTATTGTTGGTTGTTGGTGCTAGTCCTTGTGCCGCACTTGTTTTATCCTCCAAAGATGTTTGATTACTACCAATAACCTCCTGATATAATGCTGTTAAATCTGTGAATGATAATGTATTAAACTTTGCGGCCAATTCATATAAATCGTATTTTTTACATCCCGCAAAAAATGAAGCGACAACACCATTCACAGTTTGTGAGTCAGCTTTAGCTAATTCTCTATCAACAATTAAGTTTAATACTGATGGGTGGTCGACGATTATTGACCAACTTAACGTTCCACTTCTTTTTGTATTATTATAAGTATAGACAGGCTCAGGTCTTCCAATAAAATTAGTTGATTCAAATTGCGGAGTTGTAGTATCCGCAAAAGTTAAATCATATGGTGGAAACCACATTATTCTACCTCCATTTGGTCCCTTCTCACACGCAGGTAAGTCATTCCATTGTGGTGTGTCTCTCCAAGCCAAATTTTCAATCGAGAACATATATTTCTTAACTGAACCTTCCTTAGTAACATTTGTTGAGCCATTACCTGCCAAAGGAGCAATGTTCAAATTATATGTTGAATCTAAAACAGAATATGATGATTTTCTAATATTCCCATTAATTGCAGAACCGCTATCACTAGAAACTGTTTGTTGTAAGTTACTGTAAGTATAATACGGATTATCTTTAGCAAACAATCTACCATACTCTTGTCCGACCTCAACACCGGCCTTATTTACATATTTTTTAACTTTAGAACCTTTTGTAATTTCTTTGTATCCATCATTAAAAACTTTAGACACCTGATTAATAGCATTACCAGCATGTTGTAATCTCTTTTTATCTTTAGGTGTTGAATTGATTAATCTCTGAGTTTCGTCTAATATTGACCCAGGTGTAAATCCTCCTTTGTCTGTTGATGCAGCGTTTAAGTAGTATGAATTAATACCATTACCAACAAAGTTATCATAATCGCCAAAACTTGTTTCACCACCTGACCCAACTTTTTGTCCAGCAGCTCCTATAGTATCAGAAGACGCCCACACAAATCCACCATCATTACTTGGTCTTTGGTCATATGGTTTTTCACCTAATCCGAACTGATAGTTTTGATAAACCGTCCCCTCAAATACTTTTGCCATGTTATCCGGTCCATAAACAACAGAACTTGTTTGTTGTCCCAAATAATTAATTGGTGAATCTTGTGACGGTGAATTTACTTTACTAGGGTCAGTTATATCATTTCCAACATAAAAATTGGTAATTGAAGCGTCTTTATTACCGAATATAGCATTAAAAAATAATCCAGCCTGAGTTCTTGTTGTATCATAATCAGGTTTATAAACATTATAATTTAAACTTTTAAATAAAACAGATTTTTGACCACTACCAGTATTATTTAAAAATTTCTTAGAAGGATTATTGTTTGGGTCTGCGGGTTTATAAGCACCAGGTAATGCAGTGTCTAATAATTGTCTAAATGTTGCTCTTTTACTATCAGGTTCATTGAAATAACTTCCCTCAATAGGTGATGCAGGTAATAAACTACCTGTCATCTTTTGAGTTAGGTATTTTGCTTGGTCAAAAACACCATCAGGGACCGTTATACTCCAATTTTTTTGAATTAACGACTCTTGCCCTGTTGCAAGTTCTGCAATTGAAAATGGATTAGTTAATGCTTGGAAATTTGCCCTTCCTAAAGTATTTCTGTAGATTTGTCTATCAATGTTAGCCTGTATTTGAAAATCTAAATAAGTCGCAGAAATTTGAGCCAAGTATGAATCATTAGAAGAATCATTGGATTTTTCTAAAATTTTGTTAAGAGTGACTTCGTTTTCGACAAAATTAGGGTATTGTCCATTAGTTTTTTTTGTGGTAACTAATGGAGTATCACTAACAAAATATAAACTACTGTATTTGTCTTCAGATACATAAGCATTAAGAACTGAAATGGTATCAATACTTAATTCATTCACAATGTCCATTTTGGTCTCAGTTAAAGGCCAATAAGGAGCATTATTACTTAAACTAAAAGATTCACCGTTATTAAGAGTTAGTGTGTCAGTTGTAGTATTTTGATTTGGTTGTGATATAACATCCGCAACATCCACTCTGTTTTCCTGTCCTCCAGGCCCATACGTATTGAATCTTGTAACTACCTCAACATTTCTATTGTTGTTATCCACAACATCGCTAATGTTTGGGGTGTCGGTAACTGTACTATTTTGGAAATTAATTATTGTCTCAGTATCCACCTTTGGTGAGTTGGATGTGAAATATCCCGTCAGTTTATAAGGTTGTAAATTTCTTGTTAATAAACCTTTCCTAAACTGTTCGGAACCATTAAAAGACAATAGATTATTTCCCATTAAGTTTTTTTAAATAAATAGAAAGAATTTCCTTTTTTAAGCGATTGAAATTTGTTCAACGTAGTTTTGGAATGGTGTGTCGTTATCTACACCGTAGTTAGTTTTCTTAATATCCAAACTCTGTATTACCTTTGATTTGAAAGTGTCGTTATTTTTAAAATTGTCCGCAATTTGTTGTAATGCTTGGTTATTACCTTCAGCCTTAAATGTAAGTGTAATGTTGTGAGTAATTTTTGTTTCTTTACTTGCGGTAGTTTGATTATTAACTGCCGGTTGATTGATAACTTCTCTAACGGTTTCAATTTGTCTTGGTGGTTGTATAGTTTTTTGAGTTATAATTGAACTCATTGATTGTCTTAACTGTTCTAATGGTAACTCAAAATTTTTAGTCATCATTTGAGTTAATTGGACAACTTCATTTGTTTGATTTTGATTAGTTATATTTTTAGAAAAATTATTATTAATTTCATTTGTTACAACATTTTTTGTTAATTCAGCCATTTTAAATGGGTCAATAGTATTAACAGGTTGTGGAAATTTTAAATTTTCTAATGCCGAAATTATACTATCACTAAAATCAGGTATTTGTATTTTTGGGGTCTCGGCCTGTTCTCCTTTAACATTTATATTTTCTTTTTGAGCAAAGACAACTAAATCATTTTTATCTTTATTAATAACTTGGTTTTGTTCAGGGAAATACACCGCATCTTTAACACCAATACTTTGTTTTATCTGTGAGAAATCAATTCCTGTAATTGTAGTATTTAAACCTAATAAATTATTACCCAAAGTCTTAGCAGCGTCAGATGCAGAATTAAATGCAGAATTTGCAAGTTTGATATAATTCAAATTACCATCAGGAGTTATATATTGGTCAATATCAGATAGTGTTCCTTTTGGGGTTCTTTGTCCTTGTTTATATCCACCTTCAATCCCTGGTTGGTACATTCCTGTTTGTCCCTTGGCATAATCACTAACTGTTCCGGCCGCTTTTTTTATAACCTCATCCCCTTTCTGTGTTGATGCAATTGACAATCCTAATGATTTAGACATAGCTTCTAACTGAGCCGCCATTCTACCGGTATTACCCATTTGGGCATTTGCAATGTCCAACATTTTTTCTTCATACGTCTTTCCTGACTCTTCTTGTAACCCAGTAATAACTTCTTTTAATCCTTTAGCATCATCCTGATATCTAACTAATAAATCTTGTACATTTTCCAAATTACCGTCTTTAGTAGTTATAACATAATCTCCTGTATTTTTATCTAATGTTGCAAGATTTGCAATGGCCGTTTTAGTATCCTCATCAATATTACCAATACCACTAAAATCAATATCCGCTAATTTTTTATCTAAATTAGCGGTACCTAATGCCATCTTTTCAATTTCAGATTGTGGTATTTGTAATTCCTTTGCAAGTTCCCTCATCTTCATTTTCGCATCAGGGAAAAACTCAAAAGCTTGGGTTTCTTCATTAAAGAAAGTATATTGTTTGAATAACCCACTTAATTGATTTTGTAATTCAGGAACATTGTTTTGAGCTAAGTCCATTAATCTTAGTGGGTCAATTAATTCTGATGACACATTACCTAATCTTTGTAATGCGGCCGACATATTAATTGCATCCTCAGGATTTAACATTTTATCTGCAAAATCCAAAGTTTGTTTCATGTCAATTCTTAACATAGCCGCCTTTGCCGCCATTTTTGCTAAACCATCAACACCATTAACAAAATTAAATCTATTAAGTTGTTCTAAATTACTTACAACATTTTTACTAACCACCTGAGAAGATACACCCATATTTCGAGCAATTTCCGCAGTTTTACCCATCTGTTCAGTAATATGAGACAACGACATTCCCGCACTATCAAACCCACTAATAAGTTCTCCCGCCGCAACACCCGTTACTTTTGTAGTTGCATACAGTTTTTGATACATGTCCTCACTTAGGACTATATTTTTGTTTAACTGTTCAACAACTTCATTCTGTAATGCAGTAGCATCTTTAATGTCCCCTCCCAAAGAGAGTATCGCAAAAGCCCCTTTTGATAAATTGTCTTTAATTGATGCTGAGAGACCTTCTCCAACCCCCATAGTTTTCATTACAGAGGCAAACTGCTGGTCTATGGTCACTAAAGTTTCAGGTATAGATGTGAAAATTTCTTTAGTGTCTGTGGCAATAGTTTGCATCAATTTGCCAGGTTTTAGCAAATCTAATATTCGACTAGTCTCATCAGTAGTATTAGTACCCTGTAAAAAATATAACATTTTTAACTATTTGGTGTGTTAATCTCGATAATCTTATCAACTAAGTATCTTCTTTGATAAATAGGCATAGAAAGAAAATCAGAATAAGAAGTATTCAAATGTTTGGACAATAACATGTATTGGTCCAATAAATACATTATATGATTAGAAGAAAGGGCGAAAAAACTCAGCCCCAAAGGTAATACGTGCGAGTACCTTTCTTCCTGACGGGGCTATAATTTCTCTATTTAAATCAATTCTGGGTTCGTTTTTATCAATAAAATTCTTAATGTATTTAGAATCCATAATTGGCATTTGTTCTAAGAAACTAGCAATTGTACCAAGTTCTCTATTACCATTTAGTTCAACTATTTGTTTTTGTAACCTCCATGTGACCGTTGGGGGAACAAGTCCTTTTGGGTAGTTGTCAATCATTTTACCTAATTCTACAGTGTCTCCATACGTTAATGGTTTTAGTTTAACTTGAGCATTTGATTTAGGTAATGTTGTTGTAAATAATCCATCTCCATCAGGTTCAACTTCTGGTTTGATAAAGTTAAGTTCCTGTAAAAGAATTGTTTGTTCAAAAGATTTCCCTGTTTCGGGGTCAACAATATTAAAAGTGTATTCAGGTCCAAAAGATGAGTTTCTTAAAAAAATCAAAATGGTTTCTAAATCACCTTCCAATAAATCCTCAGGTTTTAAATCAGGTTCATATAGTTTATTTCTAACTAATTGAGCGATTAAACCTTCTCCTCCATTTTTAGTAGCATTTACCAAAATATTTTCGTCAGCCGCGGTTAAGTAACCTACTTTGACCGATTTCTTCTTACTTTTATAATATCTACCTCCACTTGGTAGTGTAACCACATCATGTGGTAGATTAAAACCTTCTTGACTATATTGATTGTTTTCCATACTTTTTTAAATAAAAAATCCACACAATGTGTGGATTTGTAAATAGTTCCGTAATATTATATTAGAATAATAAGATACATCTGTCAGGTCTCAAAGTGGCTTGGATTTTAGCCAATCCATCTTGTGAGTAGTCCAAACTTTGGAAATCCACGTTTGTTAAGAAACAACTTTGTAGTAACCATTTTTCAACAACTACTCCTGTTGGGTCTAACATTTCCAAATTAATGTCTTTCTTATAACCCGCAGCGTAACCCATACGACCTGTAACTGATTCTGCGTGTAATCTTACCCACTCCATAAGAGCCTGAGCCGCTGACGGACCAATAGGGTCACGGAAAGTCACATTGATTTCTCCCCATTCAAACATACCCGCAACATAAGTTTTGGTGTTCAAAAATGGAATCTCTGTAGATTTTATTGTAATTTTTGGACGAGATGTAGATTCAACATACCATTCATTGATACCCAATGTAGTATCCACCCATCTCATTATAAATCGGTTTTGCCTTTTGGGTTCGTAAGGTACCGGCATTTGCATTAATAAATCAGCCATGTCTATTCTGTTTTAATTTTTTCTTTTATTTATTTATAAATATCATCATTGAAAGAATTTTCTATTTACTTTAAAGTTTTTTCGAATCATCTTTGCATAAGACTAGTTATTATTTATTATCCAGTTATTATTTATCATAAAGTTTCTTTTCTCCTCCGTGAGTTGAATATAACTGATACATATTTTCTTCATCTTTTCCTAGTTCTGATTTAAGTTTTTCTAGGTTTCTTAAATCGTCGTCTGAAAATCCTATTTTAGGAACAAATCTATTAGAAATGTCATCCTTAAAATAAGGAGACCCTCCAAGTTTATTTGATAAAGATTTAACATAGTTTTGGAATTCCCTCGCAGCGTCCACTTTTAAATCTTCAGGTTTAGCCGCAGAACCTGCCCCGAATGTAACAGGATAATATTTGTTCAATTTAAACACATAAAAATCAACCAATCTATCGTCACTAACATTTGGATTTTGTTGAGCAATTTTATTGTATTTTCTCAAATTCCAAATTAATTCTTTTTTAGATATTCCGTTTATATTACCCTCAATCAATTTTCTAACGGCCAATGCTAAAGTCTTTGGATTGTGCCCTCTAGCAGTAACAATAGAGAAGACTGAACCACCATTAATCGCTTCCACAAAATCTGACCAAGCAGGTCCTGGTTTTGCCATCATTGAGTCCATTAAAAACTTTTTATCTCCCTTTGTTCCGAAATTTCTAAAGGGGTCTTCAGCAAAACCTACAATTTTACGTCCTTTATAATCAAAAGGTTCTGAACCAATTTTAGTTCTATATTCGGCAAAATCTTCGGTTCCCATCCCAACTTCATTTCCGTTAGAATCTTTCAATACGATTTTAGTTGGCATGTACATTATATTGTCATCCCAATCAAACGCATAATATTTCATATCGGGTGTAAGTTCTTCTAAATCACCAAAACCCTCAACTATTACTAATTTCATAACAATAAATATTAATTAAAATAAAAAACCCCCACTTTTTATGTGAGGGTCTTTTAAAGGTTTTATTTTTTTATTAGATGTTCTCAAACGATGCTCCTGTTGGAGTAATTAAGAACTCAATATCAATGAATTCTAACGCTTTAGTTGGTTTGATATAAATCTTACCTACCAATTGGTTAGCATCTAAATCTTCAGGTGTGTTAGATACTGTTACACGGAAATCATACAAACCTCTATCTCTACGAATAGCGTCTAAGATAGGATTTACAGAATCCAAGAACTGTTGTCTAACTAAAGCATCGTTTTGTTCGAACAACAATCTAACTGCAACTGCTGAAATTAACTTACGAGCTTGTAATAACAATCTTCTTACGTTGATTCTATCTAATGCAGATTCTCTGATTTGAAGAGTTTTGTTACCCCAAATTACAGTTCCAACATCGTTGAAAGTTGCGATTGGGTTAATTCTTCCTTTGTAAAGGATATCTCTATCTTCCTGAGTTAATCTCTTACGAGCTCTAACCGCATTTACAATACCACGAGTATAACCTGCAGTTGCGAACCAAGGGAATGCAACATTGTCAGTTAATGCTAAGTTTCTTGTAACTTCAGCCGTTGGTGGGATGTAAAGTTGAGTGTTATTAACAGTGTCACGAGTCAATACCCAAGGATAGTAAGTTGCCGTGTAGTTAGAGTCGATTGACGAGTCTTCTAAATTAACAACTGCTTCTTCTGGGAAAATTAAATTGTCCGCAATTACTGTTGATGGTTGTAACAAATCAAAGTCAGGTGTGGTTGTAATATAAATTGAGTCAGCTCTGTTAAACTCTACCATACCAATTGTTGCATTTACCAATTCGTAGTTATTAACATAGTCAATACCTGGAGTTGTTAATACGTTAATATTAGTTACCTCAGGATTTGCAAATGTTTGGATACCTAACAAGTATGCGTAGTAGTCAGTATTTGCCCAATCGGTTGAGTTTTGGTCGATAGTGATTCTTCTAAATGAACCCCAACCACTTGCTGTAGTATATGGAGAACAAGGTGCTGAACCTGCTAAGAATCCAGTTCCTCCTAAGATGTAATCATCACTATTTGTTCTTGTCTCTCTATAGATATCCCATCCATCAAAACCTCCGTAGAATAACATACTGAACTTACGAGAATACAAGTAGTAGTATGTATCAGTCTTTAACAAAGGTTCAGATTGGAATGAACCAGCCCCAACTTCAAATGCAGTGTCACCACTAGATAGGTAATTACTTGCAATTGTTATTACAGTTGCTCCTGAATCCATGTGGAATCCTTTGGTTAAGTAGTTCCAAGAGTCAAAATCTGCCTCATTTAATGTACAACTATTAAAACCTGTAATTAAGTTTTGTTTTCCTTTGTATTGTAAGAAGTCACCATCATAACCTAATTTTGTTGAGAATCCTAAGAAAGTTCTTCTAACATTATCACCTGTTGAGTATTCTTTGTTATCTACACCAACACTTGTTCCAAATGGAGGATTCCAAATTACTTCTCCAGGATATGCGTAACTTGTTTTATAAATTGGGAATGCTGGATGAACTGAAGTTATTGGTCCATAATTTCTTGTAACATAACCATTAAATCCACAAGGTAATGCGTCATATGGAGCTTCATAATTAACCTCTAACATTACATATCTAGAGTTAATTGCAAATTCACCATCTGAAGTACCGATTCTTTTAGCGATATAACTATTCAAATCAGGATTCATTGTACAGTTTGTGAATTTTTCCAAAACAACTGGATTCGCATCCGTATCATTATAATCTCTAACAACAACATCAAAAGTTAAATTGTTGAATGACATATTCTGAATAGAAACTTTGATTTCAGTGTTTGCCGCAGTTCCATCAGAAATAGAGACAAATCTAAATAAGTCATAAACTTTAGTACCTCTTAATTCAGAAACAACATATGGAGTTGTTGGTGTTTGATATCTCTCTAAATAATTACCTAAAGAAGTTGAAGATTGACTTTCAGCAGAATCTAAAGAAGTTAATGTTGTATTTAAACCTCTAATATAACCCTTATTATAACCCCATGTTAATAGTGTGTCATAAGATTCCTCAACAAACAATGGGACAACAGCTCTATCTTTCTCAAAGTTATCTTGTCCAAATACTTTATTAATGTAATTAGTGTTAGCGGTTTCAAAAGAAGTCTCAAAACTAAAAGTAGTTGAGTCGTATTGTGTTCCGCTAATTAAGAAAGTTGAGTATGGGTTTGTTGTTGCCGCACTATACGCCCCTGTAACTGTCAATGAAACATCGCTCGTCCCTGTAACTTGGTATTTAGGACCGTGTTGTGTTGAGTTATAATTTGTTATACCTCTAGACCTTAAAGTTGCTAAAACTAAATTATGGTATTCTGTGTAAGTTATACCTGTAAATAATTGATACCCAATAGTTAATCCATTATTACTTGCAGCATCATATCCTGAAAAGGTACCAAAAGTTATGTTATTTTGAGTCAATACAAATGAAAAACCTGAATAATTATCAGTTCCTGGAATTGGGTCAAATAATGAATAAAACCATGAATCATTAAGTCCATCACAATAATTTATTGCAGATGCATTAAATGTATCAATTCCATACACATTTGTCTTACCTGTGTATGCATTATATGTCGTATATTGTGTAGTAGGAATTGCCCCAAAATACACAACGTTAGTATTATATAACCCAGTAGGCAATGTTACTGTTGTCATATTTTTATAAAAAGTATTCCACAAGAAATTCTGCATTTCACTTCTAACTGTTGAAGATGTTCCATCATATTTAACAAATGATACATCTAATTTGGAATTAAACCATGAAGGCATATCAGTGGAGATTTCGTAAAAATCAATACCTGAAGCTGTTCCTCCATTTGACTGAAAATTAAAACCGACAGCAATACTTGCTGATGTAGTCCAGTTAGAACCACTGTCTATCCCTACCGTTGAGCAATCCACGTTAGCAACAGATTTTACAGTCCATGATGGTCCCGCATCGTAACCTGATAGTCCCAATACTCTTGTTACAAATAATTGATTTGATTGTTGTAAATAAGATTTAGCTATATAAGCTGCCTCATATTTTGGTATTTGGGTGTTAACAAATTTCTCAGGATTTGTTCCACCAAAATAAGAAGTAAACTCATCATAACTTGTCACAAATACAGGTTCGAAAGCTGGACCTTTAAGAGTTTCCCCTACAAGACCAAGAGTTGTTACACCTACGCTTTGTGAAACGAATGATAAGTCACGCTCGGAAGTATATACTCCCGGAGAGACGAATACTTTGTTTGCACTTGCCATTTTTTTCTAATTTTTTTTAAATAGTTTTATTTTATTCATAAATATTGTAAAAACCATCAAAAACTTTACTTTACAAAAACTATTTATAAGTTGGTATGATAATTTTCATACTTTTTTCTACCTATGAAAATTAAGAATTTAAAGATATCAATAGAATCTCACCTCTTACTTAAAAAGTATTGTGACCAAAAAGGGTTAAAACTTAATAAGTTTGTTGAGAGGTTAATTGAGGAAAATTGTATTGTAAAAAAAGATATCTATGGTGAGAATTAAACAAGTACTGTTTTCAATTTAATTTCCGAAGTATTATCTCCATTTGTTTTTGTAATCACAAAACGAACAACATCATTAGTATTGATTTGTAATACCGAACTTACTGATGAAAATATGTCCTGACCAAAAAATAGGTTATTAACATAAATTTCATAGGTATCCACGTTTGTTAATCCTTCCAAAAATAAATTACAAGTAAATTCAAAAGTCTTAGTAATGTCTGTGTCATTTACACCAAATGATATATCTGTGTAAATCAAATCAGTATTTGTTACTTCATTTTTTCTTTTTGGTCTTTTGAATTTTTGAGTTTCCGTTGACATGAATGTTATTGCTCGACTAATCGCGGGTTTCACTTCAAACTCATTCTCATCCATTAAAAATCCTTGTAATGTGAAATTATATGTTTGGATATAATACTTTCTTTTTTCCATTTCCATTACAGACTCATCTGCAATATCATCTAAAGTTATTGGGATATAGTGACCTTTAATTTGAGTGTATGCCTGACGAGATGCAAAAGTTTCGATGACATTTTTATTAAAAACATTAAGTTCTCTCATTCGATTACAAATGATTTTAACACTATATTTGATATCAACAGGTACAGGTTGCGGTATGGTATAAATGTCATACCCTTTTCTTCCATCATTAAATGTGGGGACCGCAGCATAAAAAAATTGTTTCCTGTTTGGTATGTTGTATCTTAAAGAAGGTAATGAACCATACTTAACCTCAGGATTTCTAACGGTTGTGATTACGGGTGGCTCAACATTCTTGTCTAAGTTTGAAAAATTCCAAGTTTGTGTAAATTGAGCCCAATTTTGAGTTGTTAATATTATATCAACAATAGGAATTGTTTTACCATCGGTTACAGTTTTTAAATTATTTTTAACAAAATCCAAAAACCCTCTGTCCAAATCTTCATGTAATAATGATTTGGGTAAAAAAGTTCCGTCCTTGTTAATTTTGTCTAACAATTCAACTCGTCTATCGTAACCAGTTTTAACAGGTTCTAAATCTAAAGTCTTTTTTATTTTTTTTGGTAGTGCCATTATAACCCCCTAAATTCATTTTCAGTAACAATCGACGCGATAATAGTACGGTAAAAAGGTTTATATCCTCCATAAGTGTGTTTGTTATCACTAACGACACGACCATCATTATTAACAGTATAATATCTAACTCTTGTTTCTGTCTCGTAATATGCTATGTAGTCACCAAACTCAATATCGGTCCCAAGTTCATCTAAATGAGATTGATAAACCGATACTTGTAAATTACCTGGCTCCATTTGGTCCAATTTTGAAGTTCCCAAACTTTTATTTTCAGGTGCCATTATTTTTACCAAACCTTTAAATTCTACAGGAGGATTAAACTTTATACCGTCTTTAACCGCTTCTCCATAGACATCATCAGTATTTGTTTTAGTTCTATCAACTTTATATAAAACTAAAGTAAAATTCATATCTCCTTCTAACCACTCCCTACCAATTGATACATCGAGTGAAAAATCCTCACCTCCAAAAAATTTACCTAATCTTGTTATTGGAACATTTCTTTGTGACATATTGATAAATATCTAATTTTAGTTTATTATTATTTGTTACTGTAATTATATCAATGTTAAGTATCGAACAACAAGCTATACAGATATTGGAAGAATATAATGGTTCAAATAATTATATTCTGAAAATTCAAAAACAGTGTGAGACAAATAAAAAATATGTCCCCACAAGAGCTCAGTGCGAGTATGTTATTAATTATAGTAACACTTCCCCTAAAGTTGCCAAAAAATGGGTCGATATTGACTCTTATTTTTCACAAAAATTAGTTGAGGACAATCCTTTCATTAAAGAACCTGATAAAATCTATGTTGAAAAACTGTTAGTTGAGAAGGATAAATCATATCATATTTGGGGTAAAGTTTTTAGTGGGGACACATTACATGATTTTTGGGTTCCTAAGGCCGCGATTATTAAAGAATATAGAGAAAATGCGGTAAATGTTGATTATTCAAAATACGACCACAGACCACCGTTAGGTCACCAAAAAGAGGCTATCGAAAAGTTGTTAAAAAATGACAAATTCATTTTAGCCGATGATATGGGTCTTGGTAAAACAACCTCAACAATTATCGCAGCTTTAGAGAGTGGTGCCAAAAGAGTTTTGATTATTTGTCCCGCATCACTGAAGTTAAATTGGGAGAGAGAGATTCGTAACTACACCGAAAAAAGTGTTTATATCTGTGAAGGTAAAAAATATGAATACGCCGATTTTATTATTACAAACTACGACATTTTAAAAAACTTTCACGATACTAAAGACAAAGAAAATTCTCTAATACTAAAATCAAATTTTGATTTAATTATTATTGACGAAGCTCATTATGTCTCAAATGCACAGGCACAAAGAACAAAGTTAATTATGGATTTAACAAAAGACATAAAGAAACTTTGGTTGCTTACAGGGACCCCAATGACATCTCGTCCAATGAATTATTACAATATTTTAAAATTAATTGATAGTCCTGTTAGTCAGAATTGGATGGCTTACGCTATCCGTTATTGTGGCGGGTATCAATTTAGAGTTGGGAATAAAAAGGTTTGGAATGTTACAGGGGCGTCGAATTTAGAAGAACTTAGAGAAAGAACATCTCGTCAAATTCTTAGAAGATTAAAAACTGATGTTTTAGATTTACCTGATAAAATTATAACCCCTGTTTATTTAAGACTCAAATCAAAATTTTATGAGGAATTAATGGGGGAATATTTTGATTGGTATAATAATAGAACCGAAGAATCAAAACCATTGTCCATTCAATTTACAAAACTGACAAAAGTTAGACAGGTCATTGCTGAGGAAAAAATTAAAACCACAATCGAACTTGCTGAAAACATTATTGAACAAGGTAAAAAAGTTATCATTTTTAGTAATTTTACAGACCCATTAAAAAAGATTTATGAACATTTCGGTAAATCTGCGGTTTATTTAGACGGCTCAACATCAAAACCTTCAAGACAAGACGCTGTGGATAAATTTCAGGAAAACGATAAAATTAAAGTATTTTGTGGTAATTTAAAAGCTGCGGGTGTTGGTCTCACTTTAACACAAGGTGAAGCAGTAATTATGAATGATTTATCTTTTGTCCCCGCAGAACATGCCCAAGCCGAAGATAGAGCCTACCGTTATGGTCAAAAAAACAATGTTTCCATATTTTACCCATTATTTGAAAACACTATCGAGGGAGTTATTTATGATATTTTAAATAAAAAGAAACAAATCATTGGGACAGTTATGGGTGATATGGATGACGACCCGTCAGATATTGTTGAACAAATACTAAACGAAATCAATAAGAGTTGAGTATTTATAAGTGATGAGGTCACTATCTTTATTAACAGAAGAATTAATTAAAAAATTACACCAAAAAGAAACTGAGGAAGTTTCAAAATATTTCATTACCGAAATGAAAACTATCGGTATTGAAAAATTACCGTATTCTTATGCGGCAATCAGAAGGTTTATTGACCCTGAAACAATGAAATTTCATTATCAGAAACATTATAAAGGGTATGTTAAAAAACTCAATTCTGCACTTAGAAAAAAAGATTATGGTGATGTTGAGTTAGAAAATATTGTAAAACAAATTTCTAAGTATAACACAACAATAAGAAACAATGCGGGAGGAGCATTTAATCACGCTCTGTTTTGGAAAATGTTGTCCCCAACACCACAAAAACCAACAGGTGAAATATTAGTGAAAATTCTAAAAGAATTTGGGGGGTATAAAAAATTTAGAATGAAATTTGAATCTGAAGCCAAAAAAAGATTTGGTTCAGGTTGGATTTGGTTAGTTTTAACTGATAAAGGTAATTTAAAAATTATGTCGACCCCAAATCAGGACAACCCACTAATGAATATTTTTGAATATGGAGGGTTTCCTTTATTGGGTTTAGACTTATGGGAACATGCTTACTACCTAAAATATCAAAACAAAAGAGACGAGTATATTCAAAACTTTTGGGATGCGGTTAATTGGAAATTCGTAAATGACCTATACAAATCCAAAACTGAAAAGAAGTAATCGATATTTATTGCTAAATAACTACTATGTCAATAATATCCGAACCAGAAAGAAGTAAATTATATACCAAAGTACGACATGTATTAGGTGCCCCTTTGCGTTCAGTTGAACTCGAAGATGAACAAATGGATACATTATTGGAATTTGCAATTGGTGATTACTCTCAATACATACAAGATTGGTTAATTGATACTCAATGGACATCATTGTATAATTTAAATTTAGATACCCAATCTTTATCCCGAGCATTTATAACTAAAAGTTTAGATTTTGAAAATAGATATGCTCAGGCGTATTCTAAAATAGTTGGATTACAATCATCGCCACTTGGGGAATGGGAGTTAAAGAAAGATTACATAACTTTAGAACCCAATAAACAGATTTATGAAATTCCGGCAGGTCGTGAAATTAACGAATTGTTGTGGTTTACGCCATCAGAATTAACAAACATTTTATTTGACCCATGGAGTTTTGGAGCGTTAGGAGGTTATGGTTTGGGAGGTCCGGCAGGTTACTCTCAGATGGGTTATACAGGTTCATACTTTATGATGCCAGCATTTGATATGATGTTAAGATTACAAGAAATTAACATTCAAAGAAGAATTATTGCGGGTGATTTAACATATAGAATAACCGCATTACCTGATGGTAAAAAAGCAATTCACTTAATGCAAACACCTGGTGGAAGGTTTGACTTTGGTAATTCGTCATTAAGGAACTCACAAGTTTGGTATTGGTATTATGATGTTGGTCCTGACGATAGAGACGCATGTTTAAGGGCAAATCCTGATATTATTAAAATGCCTTCAGATGTCCCAATGGACTCAATGTCGTGGGTTGATTTAAATAACCCGTCTCAGCAATGGGTTAGAAGGTGGTTTATTGCATCTTGTAAAGAAACGTTATCAAAAGTTAGAGGAAAATATTCAGGAAACTTAAAAACACCTGATTCTGAACTTACTTTAGACTATCAATCTTTAGCAACAGAAGCCAAAGACGAAAAGGCAAAATTGTGGGATGATTTGTTCGGAGCTGAAGGAAAACTTACAAGACTTAGACCTGAAAAAATAATGGAACGTGAAGCAAACATTGCTGAAAATCTACAAAAACAAATGAAAACGAGAGCGTTCCCAAGAAATATGTATGTGATTTAATTTATGGCGGTCCAACGTTCAATACAAATGCAAAGAGTCATTGCCGGTCAGATAATTGAAACGTCAGAGGTGTGTTTTGTAACTGATGACAATTATACAACTGATGGTGAATACGTAGTTGTGACTAAAACAAATAGAAATATCACAATCAATTTAGACCACGCCAAAAATGACCATTTAATCATTAAGTCATTAACAAACACTAAGGTTATACCTATTCAGGGGAAAATCGATGAGGAATATTCCGAAATTAACCTAAATAAAGGTTCGAGTATCGAACTATTCTTTTCTTTTGGTAACTGGTATATTCTCTCATCGGACGGTATTAAGGAACAATAATTAAACCATTTCTTTCCACCCTTCCTCTGCCAACTCATAGATATATTCAGGGTCAATTCCTCGTTTTTCCCAGTATATCTTTTCTTGTTCGGTAATAGTTAATAAATCCTCAATACTATCTTGGTCTTCAGGTTCAAATGGAACACCATTGATTAGTTTACATTGCTCTTTTGTAAAAATACCTCTTTTACTTGGGTCATCTACAATTAAGTTATTTCTAACTTCTTCACCAAACACAATCAACAAAGGTTCAATACGTTTATTAAATGTTACCACAGCTCTTGGAACATTGTATTCACCCAACATATTTGGATTATTTTCAACCTCTGTTGGGTCTAAACGATAACAATTAAGTTTTACATATGATTCAACCATTTCACGAGGTATTACACCATACCCTTCCATCATATTATCCAAATCAGATTGTGACCATCCCTTTTTAGGTCGGTTAACTTTTTGGACATCTCCGTGTGATGCTTTAATACCATTGTTTACATAGAATATTACATCACCCAAACTAACCGCAATACCATCTCTCATAGCCAATTCCATATGGGCCATACGTGACATTTCATTACCCGCTTTGGTCTTTTCTTTTGAACGTTTTTTATAATCGTCAATAGATAATTTAACCTTTGCTCTTTGGGCAATCTTCATAAGTGGAATTTGTTTGTTATAAATCTTTTCCAAATATTCATAATACCACTCAACAAAATCTTGTCCATTACCTTCTAACAACATCTTAATTCCTTTATCCAAGAAATCCTCAATATACAAAGGTAGTTTCTTACTTTTGATTGAGTTACCCGTAAGTTTAATCTTTCCATTGTGTTCCATTGTTGCGTAGTTCTTACGAGCAATGTTCATACAGGATTTCCAAGTTCCATCACAATCAAGACCCATCGCCCCTTTCATAAACATATCGTTAAACTCGGCAACATCTGCATCATATCCCTTGTATTCCTTACCTTCTTTAACCAACCAATTGTTACCCTTACCGATATAAGTTCTATCATCTACACCACCTTCAGGTAATGAGAAGTTCATACCATCCGTATCACATACAAGTGGTGTATATCCTCGTTTCATAAAGAAACGTAACATCTGACGAAGGTATTGTCGTCCTGTACAAGTAATCTGTTCACCCATATACATATCACCCCAGTGATATACTTGTGGAGCGGACAACGCCCCGAACATTGAGTTAATGAAAATCTTAATCGGTAATTGTTTACGGTCATAAGATGTTGCTTGTTTTTTGTCAATATCCTGATATTCCTTGGCCAAGTTTTTATACTTGATACGAGTGTTACGGAAGTAATTTAACATTCCTTTCATCGCTCCTGTAATATCACAAGTTGGGAATACATCGTGAACCAACTGAATTGATGGATAAAGTGACGAGAAGTCAAGTTTCAATACATCAGTTGAAAATCCAACTTTTAGTAGTCGTGACAACCCCCCAACAAATTCTGTCTTTTCATTCTTAGCAGGAATCGCTAACTTATGTTTATAAGACCAAGCTCTCATTTGAATTTCCCACAACGTAGCGGTTCCCATAGTTGAAACCCTTTCATATGTCGTTGGGACCAAAGACGCAAGTAGGAATGAACCTTGATTGAATTCTTCATCAACCGTTAGGGTTTCCTCCAAGTCATCGTCAAGATATCTCTCAACCAAATCATCACCTGTTGTTTTAATATATACGTTTGAGTGTTTTGAACACGCTTCGTCAATTGTGGGGTCAATCCCCACTTTCTTATACTTACCATTCTGAATATTTAACCAATATTCTTCTTTCTTCGCATAAAACGGACCAATGTCTGTATGGTCAATATATACACGGTCAGCCGCTTCAGCTTTAATATATTGAGTTATATATTTCAAACCCGCAGATTTAATTGATGAATTAATTGCTTGTGCCCGTCTTACTGCGTGTAATGTATCTACAACATTATAACCCCACATTGAGGTTTGGTTAAACCTTTCAACCTCGTTCGCCAACTTTAACATACTTTCAGATTGTTTAATTGGATTAGCAGGATTTAAGGTTTTTGCAATCTTTTTAATATCCAACTTTAACGCTTTAGCCCTTTCAAATATCCAAAACCAGTCGAAGTTGAATCCGTTGTAAGATGCAATGATACTTGGTTTAAGTTCGTCTATCGTATTGAAAAATTTGATAATACCTTCTCTTTCTTGTTCTTCAGTTGAACACTCAATTACCTGACTAAACCCTTTATTGGTTTTCATCCCTATCATGAAGATACGACCGTCTTTTGGTTCTAATGCGGTCGTCTCCAAGTCAAACACAAACCTCGTGATACTATTGTAATCGTCAAATCCTTTGAACAATCGTTTTTCTTTTGTCACTAAGAATTGTTCAACAGGAGGGAGTATTAGAATTAATCCTTTTGTTTTTTCACCCCAAGGGTCGACTCCACCATCTCTAAAGAATTGTATTAATGAACGATAACCATTTAAAGATTTAACCATATAAGTTAAACCTTTCTCTAATCTTTCATTACCGTCTGTCCGTAATTTTTCAATGACAATTTTATGTTTTGTCATCGCTTCTTTTTGTAGAGCTTTTGAAGATTGGTAAAAATTTAATCCACGTAAATCACCGACCCAAGCAAATGGGACAAAAGTGTCTTTCTTAATTTGTTTTCCGTGGATTGGGTGTTCGATGATTTTCCAAACACAATCTTTGACATAATCGTATTCGACACCGATTATATATTTTTCATCATCATTTCCTTGTAGGAAATTTTCAATTTCTTCGTTAGATATCATAAATTAAACTTTTGGTGTATTAGCTTCCGAATTATAGGTCGGAATTTACCTTATATGGGTTAAGTTTAATTTAATAATATGTCAAAGTCAAATTAAGCGTTTAATTTTATTGTAATAGTACCATTTAAGTCTCCGTTAGCATTAATATATGCGTATGTGCCATCGAATGTGAAATTAGATGCGTTATTTATAACAAACTGTCCGTTATTTGTTAATTGACTATTTGTTTTATAGGTTGCGGGATTTGGACTACTAACACTTAAATCAATTATAATTACTCCAGTACCACCTCCATAACTAGTTCTAATCCAAATTTCAGGTCTTCCATTTTGACCTGATGAATTATAGTCTGCACCAATAAATGATGACCCCGCCAAAGGAGTTCCTATCAATGATTGGGTTAATTGTCTATTTAAGATACCTGTTGAGCCAACGACTTCATTAATTGTCACTAAATTTGAACTAATTGAAGTGAAATAAATATACTCAGTTCCCGTATCAAATCGTACTATTGGTTTATACGTGGTACTAAGCGGAGACCCAAAAGTATTTGCGTTGGGTACTACTATTCCTCCATTGGCAACTGTTGGTCTAGTTGCTGCGGTAGCATATGTCCAACTACACACATTTGAAATATATCTGTAATTTGCCGACCCAAATATATATAATCTATTTGGTGATTCAATACTGAATGCCATGTGAAATCCAGTTGAGGAGCCTACTGAAAATGCGTATGATAAACTTGTACTAATTACTCTAACATTCAGGTTAGCACTTGAATAGTTATTGTAAAAATAAAATCCACAGGAAGATTTTGTTCCTTCGGTCGAATTTGGTGCCCCCGCAGTAAATGTAAATGGGTCTTGTATAGTAACTAATTGTGGTTGATTAGTAGTTAGAGGTTGTAAATTAATTGAATAGATACTACCACTATTATCCACAATTGTTAGTACATCACCATTTAAACTAGACCCTACGTTAAAAATTGCACTGACATATGATGCACTAGGACGTGATGGAGATAATACCTCATAAAGAATAACACTAGGATTTAATGTACTAATAATTCTGAATGAATAATAATAGAGTCCCGCATTTGATACTATAATTGGAGATATATAATATCCGCTAAAATATATAGTCGGCAATAGGTTAGGATTGATTGGTGTAAAAATTGTATTCGATGTCGTAGTTCCAAGATTATATGACGCCTCAAAAAATCCATATGGAATTGTTGGTGTTGGAGTAATTGTTGGAGTTACTGTATTAGTTGGAGTAATTGTTGGAGTAATTGTTGATGTTGGAGTAATTGTTGGAGTAATTGTTGATGTTGGAGTAATTGTTGGAGTAATTGTTGGAGTTTGAGTAATTGTTGGGGTAATTGTTGAGGTTGGGGTAATTGTTGAGGTAGTTGTTGGGGTTTGTGTTGTTGTCGGTGTTTGAGTTTGTGTTGTAGTTGGGGTAGTTGTTGGGGTTTGTGTGGTTGTTGGGGTTTGTGTGGTTGTTGGGGTTTGTGTGGTTGTTGGGGTTTGTGTGGTTGT